CCAATACTTCACGAGCTTTTTCGGGATTTATCTTAGTACCAACCTTTGGTTTTACTATTTGACTTAAATTTAATGCATCAGTAAAATATGGATTTGCCAATGGTTGTAATTCATCATTAACCCACTCAACAACTTCTGTCGCAATCGTTATGGTAAAAGACAAATCATTTTGTGGTGAATATTTTATATCATAATTTCTTAATTCTAGTGGACCCAAATCTTCCATTGACAATAATTCTTCTGGTATGATACCTTTATAATCATATTCTTCTAAAGAAAAATTATCTTCTAAATTAACAGTTAATAAATCATTGTCATAAATATACTGAACTATATCATCGAAAGATTGTCCTTGTAGGTCATCTTGACTTTCTAAAGTATTTCTATCTTTTTTATAAAAAACCAATTGTTCATCTTCTGCTCTACCAGTCTGTGGATATCCATCACGAATAGTTGTTTGAACAGATAGAATTTGTTCTTCAGTTAAAGTATTACTTTGAAAAAACTTTTTATAAAAAATATCTGTAACTATTTCTCTTACACTTAATATAGTTACTTCATCTGGTATCGATGACTCTATGGAAGCATCTTCTGGTGGTATATCAATATCACCAAGACCAGTCATAGTTAAAGATTGTTCTATTTCTTCATCGGGATTTATTCCATGACTAATACCCACTTCACCAGCGCCAATCATATAAGTACCATCTTGATGTTGATGATAATCACCCATATATGGTTCTCCTGAAATTATATAAGTCCAACCATCTTGTTCTTCTGCATATAAACTTGCAGAGACTATTGGGTTTTCTCCAACATTACCATTACCATTTAAATCATGTTGTGGTTCAGTTGGTTCTCCCTGTGGTTCTGTCTGATTTGGTCTTAGTGGTTGTCGTGGTCGAGGTCGTGGTTTACGAGTATCATGATATGGCATATTATACCCTCAAGATAAATTCAAAATCGTCATCATATATTATTTTTTGGTCGTCATTATGTTTGACTTTTATTAATATTTTATAAGCACGATTTGGTTCAAAACCATTCAAGTCTTGCATAAAATATGGTGATATCGTGTCACAACTCATTGTCGTATAAGCACTAAATGGAACAACTGATTCATTAGTTGCTAAATCAATGATTGAATAAGATGCCGAACCATGTGGTAAATAACTTCCACTTACAGTCTGGATTGATGTTGTGAAACTCTTATTAATATATCGTTTACGAGCACCAAATCTAAACTTGACTTGTTCTGTTTCTTTATAAGCTTCTCTAAAGTGTAGTGGATAGAGATAATTCTCCGAATTACCAGATAAGTCTAATGAACTTAAACTACCAGTATTCGAACCTGTTGCCGGTACATGGTCTTTCCATTTTAATTCCAACTTCGGTGAGTATATTGTATTGGTTTGTCTTGAGAAGAATTTTATATCTTCAAAACTACCACTATGAATTTCATAATTACCTGTACCAGTCCAATCACTACTACCAGATATTCTTAACAACAACCCATAATTTTGTAATGATCCATCAAACCATTTCTTTGCAATATTCGTGATATCCATATTAACATCTGGAGATTCGGCAGAAAAAGATTGTGTAGCCATATTATCTCTATTATAATTTCCACCAGCACCAGCTAAAACTGTACCAAAACCACCACCGAAAGGTGTAGCAGAACTTGTTATATGTTTATTTATATTATCATTATAAGAACCAGTAGATATAATTACATCATTATATACTATCCCACTCCTACTAGCGGTTAACTCTAATTTATTCGTAGTAGAATTCCAAGAAGCACTATATGGTAAAATTGCACCACCATCATATTGTAAACTAGTATGATGTCGTGATGTAACAGTTCTATCATTACTCGATTCACGATCCGCGGAGAATGGAGAGTTACCGAATGAAAATAAATTTATAGTATCGCTTAAACGCTGACCTTGTTCATCAATTGAAGCAGATCCCCACACCACATAAGTACCATTACCAGCGTAAAACCTAGAAAAGTTATTGTTTTGAACTTTATTAGCGAAGTACATAAATCTAAATTGAGATAATTCTGGAAATACAGGTTTAGAATTTTTTATAAAAAACAAAGAACCTGTATCCTCTTGGGATAAATTTGATAAATCGATACTAGCAGTAGCAAATGCACCATCAACACTTTCACCCTCTGGATATTGATTTGACCAAGGTATTTCTTTTGCATTGGAATTATTTTGTCTATACTTCCAACTAACTCCTTCTGTAGTCTTTGGTCTATCTGACTCTTTACCTACACCCTCATCCCAAGATTGAGTTAACGGATTAGCAATAATAGTATAGTTTTCACTTAGTCCACTTGTTCCATCAGTTTCCCAAAGTCTCAAATTAACTTTATAATCACCAGGTACACCAGAAGAAGTTATGTAATTTTTAATTTCATCTGTGTCAAACTGTATTAATACTCTCGTAAACCCTTGAAGTTGTCTATTATAATAATATTTCTTTAATTCAAGTATCTCATCTTGACCAGCATTCTTATCTTTATAATCCTCACCAGTAAGAGTATTTGAACCACTATTTATAAAAGCATCTTTTGTTGCGAAGAAAAATCTATGCATTATATCACCTTCCCATAAATGTCCCTATTGGGATTTTTTAATTCAAATACAGATGGCGTTACAGATGGTCTTATGATTCCATTTTCTTCGGCATTACTAAAATTATATTCAAAACCATAATCACTTTCACCATCGGTAATTCCTTCACCATTTGCCTGATAGTTAGCCATAACCCTATCTATCCCTTCAGAAGTTTCTCTCTGGAAAAGATCTAATTTACTTATACCAATTACACCCTCTAATCCTAATATATTGTATTGTAAATCATTCATGTTTATTGATTGTCTGAATTGCATTTTATCAACTCTGAAAAAATCTTTTATGACATCAATAACCTCAACTTTGACTTCACTCGCATTAAATCTCCTATCCGCATTAACTACGAATCTTACTCCAAAATTAACAAGGTAACCAGAAAACATAGTATCATTTAAAGTATAACCGAAAGTTAAATGGTCATTTATCATTCTGAATTGATTTAAATAAGTCATTATATTTGTCAATACTAATTGTGGTGTCTGTACTAATTGTTTGTTTTGATTATACGACAATGTATTTACTTGCAATCCACCTTGTTTATCAATTCTTTCTACATAAGCTTTTGCTATATTACCAAACTTTGCTGGTAAATTTAATACTCTGGCTTGATAATCTTCGCGAGTAACACATCTTAATTGTGAAGCAAAAAACGCATTCGCATTATTTCGTATCTCATCTACAGTTTGTCCATCAGTTCCACCTGTAGCTGATTCTTCATTCGTTACTGATACAGTAACACCAGTAGGGGAATTTTGTACTTCAGTTATCTCACCAACTTGAGCATTTGAATCAGGACCACCGCCAACTCTATATGTTACAGTTAAGATTGTATTGGTTGGTGTTTCTCCTAAATTTAAATTATTAGATAAGATTGTATCACTAACACCTTGATTCACAGAAGTAACATCTTGTCCATTCAATGTTATTCCGGCTTGTTCTATTGTTGAAAAAATACTAGTATTAGAAGAACCCGTCACATTGAATTTATATAATCCATTTCCGAACATAAGTTTAGTTGAATCAGTATCAACATCAAATTTCTTTACAAATTTTTTATTTGTTTTTATATAATCTACAGTATAGGGAATTGATATTAACGAATTATCTTCAATACCTTCACCTTGGTCATAACCAGTACCACGAGTTGAGTCGGCATCCTTATAATGTGTTTCTTTTAAAATTCTTTCTTGTGCTAAGTAATCTACTTCATACCACTTTTGACCTGAACTATCTGTTACATTTAAAATTTCAACTACATTATCTTCACCCAAATCCAATTCTAAAAATTTAGTCGGACTTGTAATTGTAAATGATTTAGTTTTAGTTTCCGCAGATATAGCTCTGACATATCTGGTTAAAGTATAACCAGTAGCCAACCCATCAGCACCAAGTCTTGGTTCACTAACTGATGGTGTATCTGGTGATCCAGAAATAGTAAAATCAATATCTCCAGTTGTTTCAAATATTAATTCACTATCTACATTGGATTTAATTTGTAATCCAGGTGGAATTCGAACCACATTAACATGACTGTACTTTGGTTTATAATTATTACTAGAATCCGCATCTATATCTACAGTTACTTTTAATTTAACAACCGATGGTGTTTTGTTTGGTGTTTTATATCCAAGAAATTCAGCTAATCTAACTACATTTCTTTTTTCGGTTGCAGTTGCCAATACATTTTCTTTAAAATTATAATCAACATAATAAGACAACACATCACCAACATAACTGGCTAATTCAATCAACATCATACCAGGTGATGTTTCATTAAAATCTTTATATGTGTTTGGAAAATAAGACTTCGTGTATTCAATCAAGTCAGCCTTTATTGTAGAAAAATCTTTACTTGTATAATTAATATTTGTTGGTGTGTATGACATATCTTTACTCCAAAACAATTCCGACTGATTCTAATGAGTCTGGTGCTTTACTAATACTGAATGTTATATTAATACTTATTTTATTATTTGCTTGATTTTCCGAATCAATGTTTATTTGTATATCTCTCAAGTCCACAAATGGCAACCAAGACTCAAACACATCAACAATATTATTTTCAATCTCTATTGTAGTATCCTCTGTAATTTGTTCAAATACAAATCGTTTCAATCCCATACCTAAATTCGGTTGAAAAACTCTTTCACCTTGTTCGGTTTGTAATAATAATTTTATATTATTTTTAATAGCATCAATCGTTGACTTAGTTGTTTTAAAATACCCATCTTGATTTGGTACAAGTGCAAATGGAAAGTCAATCCCAACACTTACACGAGTATCTTGGTCTTCTACAAATTGATTTGTTCTTCTATCAAGTATTGGCATATTATGATCTCGTTACATTTTTTAATTGTACTTTACTTTTCATCGACTCTATTTTACCACCAGCTTTTAAATTAGCTGTTTTTTGTCCAGTATCACTAATTGCAGTAGTAATGGGTATCAATGGTATTGTAACAGGTCCACCAGCATTTGGTATACCTTGTACATTAGTAAGAGTCTGTGACATCTCTAATTCAGTAACAGTAAATGTCTGTGCTTGAACCCATTTAACTATTGCATTAGTTAAATCCGATGCTAATTTTTGGGTTTGAACTGACTCGCCACCAATACTTTCTTCAAAAGCTTTTTTTATGTCGTCTTCAAGCCCCATTTTTAAACTTCGCCTTTTCGTCTACTTTTTTCATTACTTGTGAATAATCTTTGTTAAGAGCATTTGCCAGATGTTCAGGTAATCCTTGAGTATTTTCTGTTACAGATTGAACTTG